GTAGATTGGCCTTCAGCTACAGCACCTACTCTTACAGCTACAGCAAACGCTAAAGATGTCTTTGTGTTCTACACAAGGGATGGCGGTACGAACTGGTACGGATTTACGGCAGGTCAAGCGTTAGGATAAACCAACATGGCAAGTAAAAAGAAATTACTCCAAGCAGCCGCAGGTAGTGCAGGAGGTGCAGGTCTTGATGTAGACGAGGTGTTCAGCACGTTTTTGTATGACGGAACTGGTTCTGCACAAACGATCACCAACGGCATTGATCTTAGTGGCGAAGGTGGTTTGGTTTGGTTAAAAGATCGTGTATCAACTGAGGGCCACTTTTTATATGATACAGCACGTGGTGCAACTAAAAGACTTTTTTCACATAACACAAATGCAGAGGCAACAGAGTCTCAAGGCCTTACTAGTTTTAATAGTAATGGGTTTACTAATGGTGCTAATGGTAACGCTAATGGTCAAGACTACGTCTCTTGGACATTCCGCAAAGCCCCTAAGTTTTTTGATGTTGTGACGTATACTGGGGATGGTCAATCTAGTAAAACCATCAGCCATAGTCTTGACACAACTGTAGGTATGATGATTGTAAAATGCGTAAGTAATACTGGAATTTGGTGGGTTTATCATAAAGACATTGGTGCTACTAAAATACTAAAACTACAGGCTAATTCAGCAGAAGAAACATATAGTGGTGCTTTTAACGATACTGCACCTACTTCTACGCAGTTTACAGTAGGTAATGATAGCGAAGTAAATTTTTCAGGCAGAACCTACGTTGCCTACCTATTCGCACACAACAATAATGACGGTGAGTTCGGCCCTGATAGTGACCAAGATATTATCAAGTGTGGTAGCTATTCTACGAACTCTTCAGCAAAAGCCAGTATTAACCTTGGGTTTGAACCTCAGTGGATTATTTATAGACCTGCTAATGATACGGCTGATTGGAAAATTATTGATAATATACGTGGTTTTATGGGATCTACACCTGTTTCTGGGGCGTATAATAAAGCAGTTTCTGCTAACCAAAGTTTTGCTGAATATGACGAAGATGGAATACATATAACGTCAACAGGGTTTGAGCATGTAAGTGGTTTTGCTAATAAAAACATAATATATATGGCAATACGCAGAGGCCCACTAGCTGCACCAACTGATGCGACTAAGGTTTTTGGTATTGATACGTTAGACAGTACAGCACCAGGATTTGACAGTAACTTTGTTGTTGATATGGCGTTTGAACGTAATGTTTCTGGTGAATCCGATGCACGTATTGCATCAAGGCTAACAGGAGAAACAGCATTAAGAACCAACACGACAGGAGCGGAGATTGCGGCAGCATCTAATTCTTGGGATTATATGGATGGTTGGTTTTATGATCTAAGTTCAAACTCTAGCAAATACTCATGGATGTGGAAGCGTGCACCCTCGTATTTCGATGTGGTTGCTTACACAGGTACAGGAAGCGCAAGAACCATAAGTCATAATCTTGGTGTTAAACCTGAGATGATTTGGATTAAGGATCGAAGTTCCTCAAATGGCTTTGATTGGATGGTGTATCATTCTGGTATTGGAGCAACTAAATTTCTAAGACTAAACACAACCCATGCAGAGACTACTTCTAATAATCGTTGGAACGACACGGAACCTGCGGCTAATGTCTTTACTGTAGGTGATAGTAATAGGCTAAATCTTAGTGGTGAAGACTACATAGCCTACCTTTTCGCTACCGTAGCAGGTGTAAGCAAGGTGGGAAGCTATACTGGAACAGGATCAGATCAGAACATAGATTGTGGTTTTTCATCAGGTGCTAGGTTTGTTTTAATTAAATGTACAAATACTGGTGGAACTAATTGGATGGTGTTTGATAGCGTGAGGGGAATAGTAAGTGGGAGTGAGCCTCATTTAAGATTAAATTCTACAAATGCTGAATCATCAGACGATCAGATAGACCCTTATAGCGGTGGATTTGCTTTAACAGGTAATGACAACGATACAAATGGTAGTAGTAAAACATATATCTTTTATGCCATTGCGTGAACTATAATCAACTGACGAAAGGAGTATCAACTGATGTCAGAATATCGTGAAAGAACTACAGGCGAAGTTAAATCGCAAGGGCAATGGAGAGCAGACTTTGCTCATATGTCATTGCCTCGTGTCTGGAAAGCAGCAACGCTAGACTCACTTAACCTAGACGCTGTACTAGCAAGTCCTGCAGCTACAACAAGTGCATATCAAACAAGTGTACGTGATGGTGTTGAGCAAGACGCTAACGACAACTGGGTTGAGAAGTACGTAGCAAGGGATATGTTTGCTGATACGACAGAAGAAGACGATGATGGTAATGTGACAACTACTACAAAGTCTCAACACGAAGCTGCTTATCAAGCAGGACTAGACGCTAAGACTGCAGAAGGTCACAGGACTACACGTAACAAGCTTCTAGTTGATAGTGATTGGACTCAGATAAACGACAGCCCACTAAGTAACGAAGTAAAGACTGCATGGGCTACTTACAGACAAGAGCTACGTGGTATTTCTGATCTAGATGAATGGCCTAACTTATCAGATGATGACTGGCCTGTAGCACCGTAAGGAACTAACATGGCTAAACAAGCACTAGACCAGATCAGACAAGCAGCTGAGAATGATCTAGAGTTCTTCATACAGCTAGTAGCTCCTCAACAATTACTAGGTGACTGTCACAAAGAAGTCATAGAGTGGTGGACAAGAGAAGACGCTAGAAACTATCAGTTACTTTTGTTTCCACGAGATCACGGTAAGTCAAGACTAATTGCTTACAGGGTAGCGTGGGAACTAACCAAAGACCCAACTCTACGTGTGTTGTATATATCAGCTACAGCTAACCTCGCAGAGAAACAACTTAGTTTCATTAAAGGTATACTTACCTCAGAAGTCTATAGACGTTATTGGCCTAATCATATACACCAAGAAGAAGGTAAACGTACAAGGTGGACTAACTCAGAGATTAGTTTAGATCACCCACTACGTAAGAAAGAAAATGTTCGTGATCCAAGTATATTCACAGGTGGCCTCACTACATCACTAACAGGACTACACTGTGACATAGCTGTACTAGATGATGTTGTAGTTGCTGAGAATGCTTTGACATCTGAAGGTAGATCGAAGGTTGCAAGTCAGTACTCACTACTATCATCTATCGAAGGTGTTGATGCTAGGGAGTGGGTTGTAGGTACGAGATACCACAGTAAAGACTTGTACAACGACTTGATGGAAATGAAAGAAGTTCTCTACGATGATCAAGGAGAACAAACAGGTGAAGATAATATATACGAAATCTTAGAGAAACCTGTAGAAGATCAAGGTGACGGTACTGGACAATTCTTGTGGCCTAAACAACAACGTAAAGACGGTAAGTGGTTTGGATTCGATATTGCTGCTCTTGCTAAGAAACGTGGTAAGTACTTAGACAAAGGACAGTTTAAAGCACAGTACTACAATGATCCAAGTGATCCTGATAACGTACCAGTAACTAGAGATAAGATACAGTACTTCGACAGGAAACACTTACACTTAGATAATGGTCACTGGCACTACAAAGATAGTAAACTAAATCTCTTCGGGGCTATTGACTTCGCGTTTAGTTTAAGATCAAAGGCTGACTACACTGCACTCGTTCTTATAGGTGTTGACTCAGACAACAACGTATACGTCTTAGACATTGACAGGTTCAAGACTGATCGTATAGCTGAGTACTTCGATCACATCTTTGAGTTACATAACAAGTGGTCATTCAGAAAGCTAAGAGCAGAAGTTACTGTAGCTCAGATGGCAATCGTTAAACAACTAAAAGAATTAATTAAACAACACGGTCTAGCTTTAAGTATTGATGAGTTCAGACCTAACAAACAACAAGGTAATAAACAAGAGCGTATTGCTTCGGTTCTAGAACCTAGATACGATAATCTTCAAATGTGGCATTATCGTGGTGGTAACACACAACACTTGGAAGACGAATTGTCTACTCGTAACCCACCACATGATGACGTAATTGACGCTCTAGCATCTGCAGTTGATATGGCTGTACGTCCAACACGTAACCTTAACAGGAAACGAGATAGTAATATAGTCTGGGCGAATAGCCGTTTCAGAGCAGGGAGTAGGTAATGAAAACTATTGATATTGAAAACCTTATCGATCCAGATAACCTTGCCGTAGAGATCGCAGATAAGTGGAGACTATGGCATCAGTTAAGACATCATTGGGTTGAGGGTACTAAAGAGTTACGTAACTACCTTTACGCTACTGACACAACCACAACAGCTAACGCAATCCTTCCTTGGTCTAACACAACGACTACACCGAAGATAACACAGATTGCAGATAACCTTCACGCTAACTACTTTGCTACTCTGTTTCCTCAACAGAACTGGATGAGGTGGGAAGCTGACTCACGAGATGCTGCAGTAAAAGCTAAACGTGACATCATTCAGTCTTACATGGAAAACAAGGTAAGACAGTCTGACCTAATGAACACAGTGTCTAATCTTATACAGGATTGGATTCTTTACGGTAACTGTTTCGCTATGGTTGAGTGGGAAGATGGTTACACTACAAAAGAAGATGGTGAGTTTATACCGAAGTATGTAGGACCAAGAGTTTTACGTGTATCACCATACGACATTTGTTTTAATCCTACGGCTGCATCATTTGATGACTCACCAAAGATAATTAAAAGTATTAAGTCTTTGGGTGAGATCAAGCGTATGGTAGATGCTGATCCTCGTAACAAGTACCTTAACGGTGTGTTCGAGAAGATGATGTCTGCTCGTAAGAATGTACGAGGAACAGATGGTCATTTCGAGAAAGCTGAAGGTTTTATTGCTGATGGTTTCACAAGCATAGAGCAATACTACGAATCAGACTACGTAGAGATTATGACATTCTACGGTGACATCTACGATCAAGAGTCTGGTGAGTTAATGTCAGACCGTGTGATTACTATCGTAGATCGTGCTCATGTCTTAGACAATCAAGAGAATCCATCATGGATGGGTAAGGCTCCTATCTTCCACAGTGGGTGGCGTAACCGTCCAGATAACCTATACGCAATGGGTCCACTAGATAATCTTGTAGGAATGCAGTACAGGATTGATCACCTAGAGAACCTCAAGGCAGATGTCTTTGATCAGATTGCTTACCCAATACTAAAAATAAAAGGTGATGTAGAGGACTTCGACTTCGAGCCTGGAGCTAGAATTTACATGGGTGAAGAGGGTGATGTAGGGTACATGGCTCCTGACGCTACTGCACTAAACGCTGACCTTCAGATACAAATCTTAGAGAATAAGATGGAAGAGATGGCAGGTGCTCCTAGACAAGCTATGGGTATCCGTACTCCAGGAGAGAAGACTGCTTTCGAAGTACAGACCTTACAGAATTCAGCGTCACGTATCTTCGAACACAAGGCTGCACACTTCGAGCGTACATTCATAGAGCCTATGTTGAATGCAATGCTTGAGGTAGCTAGACGTTACATGAATCGTGCTGACATAGTAAGGGTATCTGATGAAGACTCAGGTGTTCTACAGTTCTTAGAAATTACTAGAGAAGATATTACAGCAAGTGGTAAGATAGTTCCTGTAGGAGCAAGACACTTTGCTGAACGTGCTCGTAGAGTACAGAACCTGATACAGTTGTCTGCAGTGAAAGCACAAGACCCGACTGTAGCACCACACCTATCAGGTAAAGAACTAGCTCGTATTATTGCATACGAATTAGGTGAGCCAACGTTGTATGGTGAAAACATAACCATAACTGAACAACTAGAAACTCAGAAAATGGCTCAAGAAGCAGAGATGCTTAACGAAGAAGAACTAATGGCTGCACAAGAAATGGGGATTTAATATGCCAGGAAAAGGTCAACCATATAAGAAGAAGGCTCCTAAGAAGCCAATGACTAAAAAACCAATGCCTAAGAAAAAGAAGGTAATGAAATAAATGCACTCAGCTTGGACTAAAGGTCTAAAGGGTGAGGAAAAGAATAAACGCATCGAAGAAGTATTTTACTACAAGAATGCATTCGATGAGTTACAGGAAGTTATCGAACAGACTCTATATAAGAAAGATTCTGTACGTGACTACAGTCCAGGATGGGCTGAAAAACAGATTGCCGTTAATGAGTACAATGCTGCTCTGTACGACATTCTAAAACTAATAGACCTCAACCGTAAGGATCAATTACAATAATGTCAATATTTGATGAAGCAAAGTCTGAAGAAACCCAACCACAGGAAGCTCAGACTACACCAGAGCAGACGCAACAAGAGGAACAACCTAGTGATTCTTATTTGCAAAAGCTCGTAGAGACAAGGGGTGATAACTGGAAAGACCCTGAAGTTCTTGCTAAAGGTAAACTTGAAGCTGATGAGCATATCAAGAACCTTGAGACTCAACTCACACAAATGCGAGAAGACCTCAGTAAGCAAGACTATGCAGCCCAGTTGTTGCAACAACTAGAGGGAAAGAAGGCTTCGGCTCCCACCAACGAAAAACCTCTAGAGTCCAATAACAATAATAATGGTGGCACTAATACTGAAGGTAACACCAACCTTGCAGTGAGTGAGGATGATCTAAAAAGCCTTGTTGAAAAAACTCTAACAGAACGTGAAACGCAAGCTACTGTCCAACAGAATATTGCAAATGTTGATGCAAAGCTGCAGGAAACATACGGTACGGAAGCTCGTACTATTCTGGTTAACAAGTCACAAGAACTTGGTATCAGTGTAGAACGTATGCAAGAACTAGCAGCCGAATCACCTTCAGCGTTCTTTGCTTTGATTGGCGAAAAACAACAGACATTTAAACCCATTACTCAGGGGTCTGTTCGCACAGAGGCTGTTGGAGTTAAATCTGGAGGAGAGCGTGACTTTAATTATTATCAAACTCTTCGACGTGAGAACCGTGGCCTATACTACACACCAAAGATACAACAACAGATGATGGAAGATCGTCAACGTCTAGGTGATAGGTTCGGTGTTTAATCAACATAACTTTAATAAAGGAGATTCAGTATGTCTATGACAACTGGTAACGTGTCTCTCTTAACTCGCTCAGAGGTATGGTCTGGTGAGCTAAAAGAGATTCTGCGTGACGAGATGATGGCACAGAAGTATGTCCGTATGCTAGAGGGTTTTCCTGATGGCGATACGTTCAAGATACCATCAATTGGTCAAGCGCAAGTGGACAACTACGCTGAAGATACAGCGGTTCAGTATCGTCCAATGGATACAGGTCAATTCACATTTAGTGTTGACAAGTATCTATCATCAGCTACTTATATCACTAAGAAAGCTAAACAAGACATGTTCTATATGAACGAAATGGTTTCTCGTTTTGTTCCTGAACAAGAACGTGCTGTAATGGCACACTTCGAAACAACGACTATGGCTGCTCCCGAAGCAGGTGTATCAGCAAACTCCAACGAGACAATCGATGGTGTAGAGCACAGATACGCTGCAGGAGGAACTGGTGCGGTTATTACACTTGAGGACTTCGCTCGTGCTCGACACGCTTTGAAGAAAGCAAATGTACCTGATCGTAACCTAGTTGCTATCGTTGATCCATCAGTAGAGTACACATTGAATACTCTAACAAACTTAACAAACGTGTCAAACAACCCACGTTTTGAAGGTATTGTACGTGATGGTATTGCGACAGGTATGCAATTTGTTGCAAACGTGTACGGTTTTGACGTGTACTGCTCGAACTATCTAGCTGACGTTACTGACAGTGCGTTGCCTACATCTGCAGATGCTAATGTGGACTTCTCATCTGTTAATGGTAAGGCTAACTTGTTCTTCTCTGCAGACCAAAGTGCTGCCCCATTAGTGGGTGCATGGCGGCAAATGCCAGAGGTGGATTACGACTACAACAAAGACTTCCAACGTGATGAGTTTGTAACTACTGCTCGTTACGGTGTCAAGTTGTACCGTCCAGAGAACATGGTTCGCGTTGTATCGAAAACTAACGTCTAATTAAGATAGGGAGAAAGATACATGTCTTACAATAACACAGATGGCCTACGTGTCATCACAGGTCTTGACCAAGGTGCTGCAGTTGATGCAGGTAATACCGCCAGTTCAGAAGTAAAAACAATTGTAATTGATATTGCAGATGCTACGGCTCTAGGGTCTTCAGCTGCAACACCAGTAGCGAATGATCCATTCATTCCTGCTAACTCTTACATCACAGGTGCTCACTTAATGGTGACTACTGCGTTTACTTCAGGTGGTTCAGCAACCTTGGGAATCGGTGCGTATAACTCTGCAGGTTCTGCTATTGATGCTGATGGTATCGATGCAACCATTGCACTTTCAGCCATTAACGCTACAACTAAGGCAGTCGCTTGTGACGGTGCTTTAGTAGGTGGTGCGGTAATGACAGGTGCTGCAGATGCATACATTAAACCAAACTACGGAACAGCTGCATTTACTGCAGGTGCTGCTAAGTTGGTTATTACTTACATCGAAACTTAATACTAATAGGTAGCTCCTTCGGGGGCTACCTTCTTTTATGCTCTTGAGGAATTTATAATATGGCAAACGTAAACCATTCAGCACTCTCAGACCCCTATCTTCACGAGCCAAAGGGTGCAGCTGCAGCTAGTTCAGGGGATGTTTATTTAGCAAACGGATCAGGATCAGGAACATGGACTTCAAGACAGTCGATGCTCACTGTTCACTTTGCTGATATATCTGGTGCAAGTAATATATATGTACCTATGCCGTATGCAGGTACTGTGACAAAGATACAAAGTGTTTTAAGTGGAGCAATAGCAGGATCAGATACAACGTTTACAGTTACTAATTCTGCAGGTGCTTCGATGGGAGTTTTAACTGTAACTCAGTCAGGATCAGCTGCAGGAGATGTGGACACTTTAGCTCCATCATCTAACAATACAGTAACTGCAGGTAGTTTTATAAAAATAGCTTGTAACGGTGGAGCAACTTCACATAAAGATTGTGTAATAGTTGTTTGTGTGGATGGATCATAATGAAAAGAACACTCCTACAAATAGTACAGAACATCTTATCGGACATGGACTCCGAAGATGTAAACAGCATCAGTGATTCTATAGAAGCAGAACAAATAGCTTCTGTAGTACGTGATGTTTACCTTAACATGGTATCTACAAGGATGATACCAGAACACCAAGAATTAATGAGGCTTGTAAGTTTATCAGATTCTACAAAGCCAACACACTTTCAAGTACCTGATAGTGCTAAAAGACTTGACGTTATTAGATATAATGTAAAAGCAACTTCAGGTACTGAGTTCAGAGAAATAGACTACATAGAACCTTTAACCTTCTTAACATTAAATAACGAAGGTGACGATATAATAACTGTCAACGATGTAAATGGAAGCACACCTATTTTAATTCGTAACGACAAGATGCCAAACTTCTATACATCCTTTGATGATCTACATATTATAATGGATTCTTATGATAGTGCAGTAGACAACGTATTAGCAGAGTCTAAGACACAAGCACTAGGTCACAAGATTCCTACATTTACAATAAGTGATAACTTTACACCAGACGTAGACGCAGTACTATTTCCGTACTTAATAGCTGAAGCTAAGTCTACATGCTTCTCATTGTTTAAGAGTGGTGTAGATCAGAAGATAGAACAAGCTGCACGTAGGCAAAAGTCTTACATGCAAAGTGATATGTATAGAGTAAAGAAAGAAAACAAAAGGCCATACTATGGTAGACGTTAACTTCGATATAAATTATGATAGTAAAACATTAAAAGCCACATGTCCAGAAAAACTAACTACTCCTATCCATGTAAGAAAATCACTAGATGGTTTTATATTCTTTGAGGTCCATGTAGAAAAAGGCAAGGTTCCAGGAGATTTAAGTGGAAAGTATACATCACTAGATAGTGCAAAGAAAGCAATACAAGTATATCTAAACGGAATTACTCCTTCTAAAACAGTTCGAAGAGAAGCGTTTGGTAAGGACTACGAGGAGCGTAAGAAACGAAATGCCACAGAGTCTAACACAAAGGGTAGTTAATACATTTGTAAAAGGTTTGATTACTGAGGCAGGTGAACTTACGTTTCCACCAGATGCTTCAGTAGATGAGCTTAACTGTGATCTTAGACGTGACGGTTCAAGACGTAGACGTAAAGGTGCAGCTAAAGAAACTAACAACGTACTATCTAGTTTTACTGTAGCTGATTCAGAAGTTACTAAAACAGGAACGTGGTTCAATGTTGGTGGTGAATCCGGTCAAGAGTTTCTAGTATTTCAAAAAGGTGCTACACTATACTTCTTTAACAAGTCTGATGTACCTTTCTCAGCTAACATAGAAACAGGCACAGTCAATCTAGCAACATATGAAGTAGCAGGTGGTGTTGGGGCAGCTAATGCTAAGTGTAGTTTTACTTCACTTAAAGGAGCATTGGTTGTAGTATCTGAAGCTATCAATCCTATCTACGTTGAGTACAATAACGTAACAGAAGCTGTAACAGTAAGCCAGATAAGCTTTCGTACTCGTGACTTTGATTGGCAAGGTGATACTACAACATATGATGAATCTAAGTCTAGTCCATCTATTCAAAGACAGTACGATACAGAGAATGCAGGATGGGTTGCACCCAACGGTGACAGTGCTTTAAGTGCATATCAATCAGCTAACTCTAGTAAACACCCACCTCTTACACATGCTTGGTACGCAGGTAAAGACTCTAGTGGTGCATTTGATGCAGCTGAGTGGGCAAAGGTTTACACAGGTAACAGTCTCACAGGTAATGGTCACTACATACTAGACTTCTTCAGTAAAGATCGTTCTACTGCTTCAGGTATATCTGGTTTAACTACAGAAATAGAATCAAGTAGATTTAAAAGTGTAGCTAACTTCGCAGGACGTGCTTTCTATGCAGGTTTAAACAGTAGTAAGAACTCAGATGTAATACTGTTTAGTCAGTTAATAGATGACTTCTACCAACTAGGTGAGTGTCTACAACAGAATGATCCTACATCAGAACAGATAAGTGATCTTCTAGCCACAGACGGTGGTACTATAAGAGTATCTGGTGCTGTTGGTATCAAAGTACTTTACGTTATCGATGCTAGTTTGTATATCTTTGCTGAGAATGGTGTGTGGCGTATTGAAGGTATTGATGGTGTATTTAGCCCTACAGGGTTTGCAGTTAAAAAGATTACTGATGTCGGTATAGTAGATGCAGGTAGTTTTGTAGTAGCTGATGGCTCTCCTATCTGGTGGAGTAAAAACGGTATACACACTTTACAGTTTGATTCTACAAGTGGTAGACCAGTAGAAAACAATCTTACTATCTCTACAATACAAAAGTACTGGGATGAAGTTCCTACTGCAGCTAAGACTAAACTAATATCTACCTTCGATCCTATAAACAAACGTGCTTACTGGGCATGGCCTAAACAGGGTGAGACTGTAGAATCTAAAGTAAATAACATTCTTGTTTTAGATGTACCACTTAAAGCTTTTTATCCTTGGTACGTAGAAGACGAAGGAACAACTACAGATTCAATAATAGGCATTGAGTTCTTTACAGGATTTGGAGCAGCTGCTTCTACGTTTGATGTTACTACGACAAACGGAGATGATGTTATAACCTCTGCAGGAGATGATGTTGTATCTATTCAGACAGCTGCAGTAGCTACAGGATCACCTGCAATCATCTTGATTATACGAGATGGTGATACAAACAAAATGACTATGGGTTCCTTCACTGAAGATAACTTCTTAGATTGGGGAACTACAAACTACAGTTCTTTTGCTGAAGCAGGTTACGACTTTATGGGTGACTTACTTCTAAGAAAGAATGCACCTTACATTACAACATACATGAGACTAACAGAGTCAGCATGGGAGGGTAACGAAACAACTGGATACGCTCCAAACAATCCTTCTTCAATGCTAGTATCTTCTTTCTGGGATTTTAAAACTAACTCATCTAGTACTGCACAACAAGCATACAGGTTGAAGTCAATGCCAGTAGTTGATTCTACTAACTTATTAAACTTCGACTACCCTGAGTCTGTCATTACAACAAGAATGAAGTTAAGGGGTAGAGGAAGATCAATGCGTATAAAGTTCGAAAGCGAACAAGGCAAAGACTTTATACTTTTAGGTTACTCCGTTTTAGGTGGACGTAACAACACACATTAACAGGAGACTAAATGTCTTATACAATACGTGACGCTAACCATAGCGACATCTTAGATATTACGATTGCAGCCAAACTATTCTCTAAGGAAACTAACCATCCTGCTCTAAATACAATAAACCCAAACAAAGTAGCTGCAACTTTGCAACAACTATTAGACAGTGAAGTAGGTTTAGTGAAGGTTGCATGTTTCAATAAAGAAATTATAGGTGCTATAGCAGGTGTAGTTTCTGAGTTACCAATAAATGATTTAGTAGTAGCTCAAGAACTT